ACTAGCTTGGCTGGTCGGTATATTACGAACACCTTTCATTTGGTTAAGCATATCTTCTTTGGTAGCATTTGCAACATTCTTACTAACTTCATCTTTATTAACTAAAGAATACATATCCTCTAAGGATAAATTGTTTTGTAATTTGGTTTTTGCGTTGTCGACAAAGCTAAGGAACTCTTCTTCATTCATTCCACGCTCTTCCATGAACTTAGTAGCCTGTTGTTGATAGTCAAGTTTTTGACGCATCTCAACAGCTTTAGCTTCTTCGTTCGCTAGAATTTCACCAGCTTTTTGATTGACAACCTTTCCTACCATAGTTTGAAAAACTTTAGCTGAATCAGATTTAGGGTCATTGACCATTTCATCTACATCAAACTCAAAGTCTTCACCTAACTTAAGTTGTTCTTTAACATTACCTGGAACATTTCCACCATTTATTAAATAGCTTCTCATATGTTCTACCAAGCCACTATCCTTTTTCATCGCATCTAACACTGGAATAAAAGGTTGCAGCTCATCAAGCTGGGCTTTCATTTTTTGTGCTTCACGACTGGAATCGCTGTATCTCTTCTTCATCTTACCAAGCTCTTCGCTATTCGAATTACTCCGAGATTCTGATACCGTAGCTTCTTCATTTTGTACTATATTGGGGTCCACAGTTTGTGGAGTTTCCTCATTTACACTTACTGAATCGCTTATTGCTCCATTGACACTGTCTTCTAGAGCGCTGAAGAAATCCTCTGAGGAGCCTGAACTAGCATCTGCAGAATCAAAACTATCTTCTGTCATGCCTATTGCAGGGTTACCTTCTTGAGTATTTTCTGTCATGTTATTCTCCTTGTTTATATCAATTTATAACTTAAGAACAAAACTACTATTCTTCCAAATCATTTATAGCATTATCAGTTTTTAATCTGAATCGTTGCTCATTTCTCATAATATTGTTTTTATTCTCAATAAATTCTTTTTCCCTCATTAACCTAGATGCTGCTTCTTGTTCAAATCTATTTCTATCTAAGTCACTCTTTATTGCCTCAACTTTCTTATTGACCTCAACATCTCCCTGCATAACTTTATTCTTAATACCTGCCTGAACAAGTTGTCTTTCAAGAGTCTCAATAGTTCCTTCTTTATCACTCATAGCCTCTTCCATTTGTTGAATTTGAGATTGAAGCTGAGAATATAGACTCTTACGTTGAGCAATCTTATCTTTATTTCTTATATCTGTTTCAGCTAATACAGCCATATCATCAATAACACCCATCTGCATTAGTGATTTTAATTCTTCTAAATAAGCCCATCTATTAACTGGCAATGTAGAGCCTGCAACTATTCTTATATCGAATTTTGCAGTTGAATAATCTCTCCACTTTTCAATAGCTTGACCAAAATCGTTATAAATAGGAACATTTATCTCTACACTTACTGATTCATTATTAGGTTGAATAACTCTAAATACTTTATGAGCAGTATATACAGCCTGAGAGTAATCTTTTACAACATGACCTAAATGAGCTAATGCTGGCTCTACAGCATGCTTTAGCCAATATTTAATTCTTCTTGTTCCATATTCATCCATAGCTAACATACCTCTATAAGGCATATCAGCAGAAGCACCTGTATCCCCTTGCATAGAACTATAAATTCCAGCTAAGTACTCCATATCTTGTTTACCTGCTTGAGTTAAACTAAAGAATGCATTATTTAACTGAAAAGGCATAACAGGGGTAGGTGTTTCATAACCAGCTCTCTTAGGCAACAATGCTCCAGGAGCTGATGCAAATTTTTCCCAATAATCAGTATCGATAGAACCTTCTTCATACATCCATCTTAAACTACTACCAAGAGATGCATTGTGTACCATTAATTGATGAGCTTTATTTAACTCTCTTTGCTTACCTACAAGAGGTGAGACAGCAGACATAGGAAACGGAGTTCCTGTCCATTTATAATGTATAGGTACTATTGGATACTCGCTAATTGGTAGATACTTTTCATATAAAGATTTATCACCAACAACACAAGTTTGTTTAATTCTATCTTCATGAAAACGTACAGCTTCTACTAAATTCTTAGAGAAAGTCTCATCTTTAACCAATATATTAAATTCTTTTTCACTTACAACTTTATTTTCAACTTGAGATGCTTCTTCTTGAAGCTTATGTCTTATTTCTATTTGAGCATTTTCTATTTGCTCTTGCATTTGCTCTTGCATCTTCTTAAGTTCAAGCCCTGCTCTCTCTTCAAGTATCTTACCTTCTTTAACTAAAGTAGATAATTCTTGTTGTTTTTCAAGAAAAGCAACTTCTAATTCTTCTTGCATAGCCTTTACTTGCTCCTGAGCCTCTAAAGCTATCTGCTCTAATACTTCCTTATTAGGAGGTATACGGAAGAATATATTCATAAAAGCTATCTTTTCTTTTTCATATACTTCATAAAATTCTATTAACTCTGATTCAGGTGTATCAGGCTGACCTGTTGTGTCTATATCTTTATAATGAAAATCCTTTTGCTCTGCATCATAAGACTTTTCACTTAATGATATATTTGACTCATTATCAGAAGACGCTGCCAGTATTTTGCGTTTCATGTCGGGGAAGGTATTGATAAGATGTGATTTGGGAACTACTTTACGTATCATTACAAAGGCAGCGTCTCTGAAAAGTAAATCTCTAGACTTATGGTCAATGTATACATCAAAAGGGTCAGGCTGTTGAATAACAACTTCTCCCATACCTCTATCAGCATCTGGGTCGACGGACACCAATAGAAAACCTAGAGATTTAGTTATAGCGTCATTTATTGCATTTGAATAAAGGCTTTGACCATTAGAAGTGTACCATATATAATCAGCTATATTGGCAAAAACAGAAGCTACATCTGAATCAGAACCTTCTGCTCCAATTGCTTGCCATCTAGGATTATTAGCAGTAGCATAAAAATTAAGCATCTCCACTACAGGAAGAATCCTGTTAACTGTAAATGTGGGCATGCCTTGCTCTTCTAAAGCCAACTTCTCTTCTTGAGTTAGCTGGTTATCGTGAGCAAAGTCATAACCTTTTTGGTTTATATACTCCCATTGACTTCTTTCTTCTGTATTAACAGAATCAAATAATTCTTTTATTTTTTCAGCCTTCTTATCTATTCTTTTAGCCATTATTTATCCTTCAACATATTTAAAAATTTATGCTTTAACCCATTGCCTGATAATTTTGCAATTATCTCAACTAATGCATTATAGCTTTTTTCGATTCCCTTTTGTTCTATTTGCATCTTCTTTTGCTGGTCTATTAGTTTAATTAATATACCTTCTAATCTTTTAAATCTCTCGTCAAGCTCTTCCATAAGCTCTTTCTGAATAAAGGCATTTTGCTTCCATATAAAAAACCCAAATGCAACTGCAACGCATATAGGTATTCCGTACTGCTCTAATACAACTAGCCAGTCCATTGTATGCTATCTATTGCCACCCATGACTTCAGAAAGACTATTTAAAACACTATTTATCACAGAATCTTGTCTTGAAGTAAAATCGTAATGAGCTCTATCTAATCCTGGCTCTGAAACTTTATATGGTTCACCTGCATAATTTTCAATTAAGCTAATATAGTTTGCTAGGTCTGATGGTCTTATCTCCGACAATTTATCGTCAGAATAAATATCTCCTCCTTCATGAGCAGATGCATCCATTAGGTCGTACAAACCTTGAGAATAACCTCCCTCCATTTCCTGTCGAGTTCTTTCTCTGGTAAGTTCTTCTGGCAAAGAGTATCTATCCTTTAAAGCATCAGCTGTATACTTCTGTTCAAATGCATAATCAGCTATATCTATAACATTCTTTTTATATTCATCTGGCATATTTTGAAACTTATCACTCATTATAAATTTATTTAATAATCCTGAAGGGTCTAAATCCATTGGCGCATTTCGATTATCTCTAAACAAATCTATGCCTTGGCCACCTTCATTCATTAAATCAAAAACTCTATCTTCCATAACTTCTCCTAAGCTATTACCCAGCTCTTTGGCTTGGGATTGTTTTTATAATATCTAAAATTATCTTTATCTTCATTCTCTCTTAACCCTAAAATAGGACCTGAGTATTTACATGCGTATGCTAATGCATCTATAGTATCATCATGCCCCATCCTTGGTCCAAATGTAATAATTTCTCGGAACAAATCATACTGTTCTTTTTTAATATGTATTTGACCAATTGCAAATCTTTGTGCTAAAACTTCTTGTATCCTATCTCTTTTACTCATTCTATTACCAGGCTTCTCTTCTTTGTATGGAACGCTAAAGTCATTACGTCTTCTCATCTCAGCACGCAAAGACTGAAAAATGGGTTTGGACATTGCAGTATCTTCAACACAAAATAATTGAGGTTTATACTTCTTAGCATACTCAAACATGTAATCTACAATGCCCTTCTTCCCCTCTCCAGGTATTCCAAGTACAGGAATACTTCGTCTTCGCTCATAATCTAAAACATAAATATTATTATCTAAATCAACAGCAATAGCAAGTACTACACTGTAGTCTGCATCTCTTCTGGCAGAATCAGTTGCTGGGTCCACACCAATGTACACATTGACAGGGCTTGGGTCTCCATCTTTGGGTACGATGTATCCCACACCAGTCTCGTCTTCATACATGAAGTCTCCGTCCCAGTATTTGATGTGTTTTCTTGTGAACATTGCATCTTCTTCATTTTGCACCTCCATCATATATTCTTGATAAAATTTCTGTGGTTGACCTGAATCAGCATAAAACTTTTTCTTTCTTTCCATCTCTTTCTTACCGAACCAGCTATCCCATAAAATATTGCCTTTATTGTCTATTGCTTTCTTAAGAATCACATTCCAACTAAAGTCTTCACTTTCTTTTTTACTTCGCTCATAATTGACAATAAGATTATTAATAAAAGAATCAAAATGTACAGGAG